CATAGTGGCATGGATCATAGAATATTTAGAAAGTTTGAACAAGTATATTCAGGCCATTTTCATACAAAGTCTAAGAAAGACAATATAACATATCTTGGATCTCAGATGGAATTTACTTGGTCAGACGCCCATGATCAGAAGTATTTTCATGTACTAGATACAGAATCCCGTGAGCTAACAGCTATTCCAAACGACAAGACTATATTTCACAAAATCAAATACGATGACAATGCCGAAGATTATTCAAACTTTGATTTTAGTATAGTAGATAATAAGTTTGTCAAAATAGTTGTGCTCAATAAATCTAACTTGTTTACATTCGACGAATTTGTTGATAAAATCCAATCAAGGCCAATCCATGAACTAAAAATCGCTGAAGACTTTAAAGAGTTTACTGGCGAGAATGTTGAGGATGGTGAAATAGATGTTGAAGAAACTTCTGCTTTACTTGACTCTTATGTGGAAAGTGTCGAAACAGATTTGGATAAAGACAGGCTAAAGATTAGCATGCGGAATTTGCTGACTGAAGCTCAAGCTATGGAAATTGCATGATTGTATTTGAACAAGTTAAGTATAAGAATTTCTTATCTACCGGTAATGAATTCACTACAATTGATTTGAATAAAACTAAATCTACGCTTATCGTAGGATCTAACGGAGCTGGTAAGTCTACATTACTAGATGCTTTATCATTTGCTTTGTTCGGAAAGCCACATCGTAATATAAATAAGCCACAACTAGTAAACACCATTAATAATAAAGAGTGCATTGTTGAATTGCTGTTTAGTAGTGGTTCAGCAAATTATAAGGTCGTCAGAGGCATAAAGCCAGCGATCTTTGAAATCTGGAAGAACGGAGTCATATTAAATGAAAACGCTCATGCCAGTGAATATCAGAAGGTCCTCGAGCAGAACATCATTAAGTTGAACCATAAATCGTTCCACCAAATCGTCGTATTGGGTAGCAGTTCCTTTATTCCCTTTATGCAGCTCGCTTCAGGCAACCGGCGTGAGGTTATCGAGGACCTTCTGGATATTAATGTTTTCTCTAAAATGAGTAAGCTCGTTAAGCAAAAGACTGCTGATATCAAAGACAACTTAAAAGACAATTCATATAAGTTGGATTTAGTTAAGAATAAGATTGAGACTCAAACTAAGTATATTCGTGATATTGCTCAAATCAATGAAACGGAAATCAATGAGAAAAAAATTAAACAGATTGCCATCAATACGGATATCGAAAAATTACGTGATCATAATATCCTCCTGGAGAGCTTTGTTCAAGAAAATGCCGAAGAGGCCAGATCTCAACTCAAAAAAGGTAACGATGGTAAGCAGGTCATATTACACGATAAAGCTGCTACCGCACACGCCATTACAGACGTTGTTAAACACTCAAAATTCTATGCGGAAAATGATGAGTGCCCGACGTGTACACAGAAAATTGAAGCTACCTTTAAAGAAAATAAAATCTCGTCACTTAAAGAACAGGCGCGTGCCTTATCGAAACAAAGTATAGCTCTTGAAAAAAGATCAAGAGAGATTAGTGATTTGCTTGAAGCTGCTGGTAAGATTACAGAGGATATTCGCAAGAACCAGTCTGCCATTAGTGGTAACAATAGAGAAATTGGAACATTGCAGACTCAAATTAATCAGCTTGATGCTGATATTAATAGGTTGCAGTCTAGTGGTGGTGATTTAGGTCAAGCTAATATTGATCTAACATCTATGCAGGATCAACGCAATGTTCTGGTTGATATGAAGTCTGTGCTAAACGAAGATTATACATACCATTCAGCCATGGCAGAAATGCTAAAAGATACAGGCATTAAAACTAAAATCATTAAGCAATACATACCAGTTATTAATAATCTAGTCAACAAGTATTTACAAATTCTAGATTTCTATGTGCATTTTGATTTAGACGAAGGCTTTAAAGAAACCATAAGATCTCGCCATAGAGATTCGTTCTCATACGATTCTTTTTCAGAAGGAGAAAAACAACGAATAGATTTAGCATTACTATTCACTTGGCGAATGATTGCTAAGATGAAAAACTCTGTTGCCACAAACTTATTGGTTTTAGATGAAACGTTTGATTCCAGTCTTGACCACGATGGAGTAGATAACTTGACTAAAATCTTGCATACGCTAGATGAGTCTACTAATACTTTTATCATTTCGCACAAAGGAGAAATCTTGGATGGCAAATTTAAGTCAAAGCTTGAGTTTGTAAAAGATAAAAACTTTTCTAAAATCAAGAGTGTACAAACATACCATGACATGGTATAATTACAATATCCACAAACGGAGTATATTATGGAACTAAATGAATCAACAATTTCTGTCCTTAAGAATTACGCTAGTATTAATCCTAATATTGTAATTGAACAAGGCAATAAGCTCAAGACTATGACTGAGGCACGTAATGTAATGTCTTCAGCAACTCTTGATAACGAATTCCCACAAGGGTTTGGCATTTATGATCTTAATGAATTTCTTGGTGTGATATCATTGGTTGATCAACCTACATTATCTTTTGAACAAGATTATGTGGTAGTAAGCGACTCAACATGCAGTTCACGTATCAAATACTTCTTCTCTGATCCCGAAATGCTTACAACTCCTAAGAAAGATGTTGTAATGCCTTCTTCCGAGGTTACCTTTACGTTAGATAATGATACACTAAACCGTATTAAACGTGCAGCGTCAACGCTTGGCCACACCGAACTCTCTATAACTCCAACTACTGGCAAATCAAATAAGCTTTCAATGTCCGTTATTGATAGCCAAAATGCCACATCTAATAACTTTTCTGTTGATCTCGACGGAGAATTCTCTGCAGAAGGGTTTAATTTCATTATAAATATCAGCAATCTAAAGATGGTTCCTGGTGATTATGATGTTAGTATATCGTCGAAACTTATTTCGCACTTTGTTAACAAAGAATCAGGTATCCAGTACTGGATTGCACTTGAAAAAACATCAACTTATATCGGAGCCTAAATTATGGTAGATAATACAACTAATACTGAAACTGAAGCTGAAGCACCAACGGAGATGGCCAACGCTGCAACAGCTGAAGCCGTAGATCCAAATGCACAAATTTATGAAACATCAAATCGAGCAGCACGTAGTATGATTGCTGTTATTGATACTATGACTCAGCGTGGTGCATTTAAAGGTGAAGAGCTTTCTACCATCGGTCAACTTCGTGACCAATGTGTAAGTCTCATTCAAATGGCTGAAAATTATCAGCAGGAGCAGGCACAAAACCAAGACTAATAGTTTACTATCTTACCCATCCGTGATACTATCTACTTTATATAATGAGGGTTTAAGCTATGTCTAATGAATATCTTTGGGTCGAGAAATATCGGCCTACTACAATATCCGGAGTGGTTTTACCTAAATCTCTTAAGGATACTTTCAATGCCATGGTTACTACCGGTGAATTGCCTAATATGCTTTTCACCGGTACTGCCGGTACTGGAAAAACAACGGTAGCTAAAGCTTTATGCAAAGAGCTTAGTCTAGATTATATCATGATCAATGGTTCTGAAGAAGGTAATATCGATACTCTTCGTACTAAGATCAAACAGTTTGCATCAACAGTTTCTCTACAAGGCGGCTATAAAGTTGTTATACTTGATGAGGCTGATTATCTTAACCCACAATCAACACAACCAGCATTGCGTGGTTTCATTGAAGAGTTTAGTAATAACTGTCGGTTTATTCTTACATGCAACTTTAAGAATCGTATTATTGAACCGTTACATTCTCGGTGTGGCGTGTACGAATTTAATACTACTAAGAAAGATATGCCGCGCTTAGCTGCATTCTTTCATGAGCTTTTGCTATCTATCCTTAAAGCTGAAGGAGTTGAAGCTAACGAGAAAGCTGCAGCAGATCTTGTAATGAAGCATGCTCCCGATTGGCGAAGAGTTTTAAATGAAGCTCAACGGCGTAGTATTAATGGAATGACTATTGATGATGTGAGTGCTTCTGTTAGTATCACTGATTTAGTAGCGCATCTAAAGAATAAAGACTTTAAAAAGATGCGTGCATGGGTTGCAAATCATATGGATGTTGATGCTACTTCTATATTCCGTAATGTGTATGACTCTATGAATGAGTTGGTTGCACCTCATTCTATTCCTCAAGTTGTATTGATACTTGCTGACTATCAGTATAAGAACGCCTTTGTGGCAGACCATGAATTAAACGTCGTAGCTTGTATGACAGAAATTATGGCCAACGTAGAATTTAACTAATGCTAACATTATTTACAAAAGATAATTGTGTCTATTGTCATTTTCTTGAACAGAAGCTTGATGATTGGGGCAAAGAATACACTAAGATAAACAATGAACCTTTGCCTGATGGGCACAAGACTTATCCACAGTTATATTATAAACATCACGATATTCAACGTGGTGCTAGTACGGACCTCAAGCTTGAACAGATTACAAGTAGAGTTAAAGAAATAGATTGGTTGGGTTCTGATGGCGGAGTCGAGTAAAAGAAAAATAGCATATGTTTTTGATGTAGATGGTACACTTATGCCAGCTAGACAGAAACTTGATGAAGATCGTTCTAACATACTATATCAGTTTATAATGGGACATGATGTTTATATTGTGACTGGTTCTGACTATGACAAAACTGATGAACAACTACACGGTTTACAAAACGATTGCCACGGGAGCTACCAGTGTAGTGGTAACGAGCTCTGGGTCAAAGGAGAACAAGTCTACTCTAATAATATACTAATATCTGAAGAGATGCTAGACTGGTTTAATTGTGTGGTACATGCTAGTGATTTTGCTATTAAAACTGGAAATCATGTAGAAATTAGATCAGGCCTGATAAACTTCTCTGTATTAGGTCGCAATGCTAATAACGAGCAACGTGCCGAATACGTCAAATACGATACTATGAATTGTGAACGTGAACACACATCTAGATTGTTCAATGATACGTTTGGAGTATATGATTATAAGTCTGCGGTAGCAGGTTCGACAGGTCTAGACATTACTATGTTAGATAACGATAAATCTCAGGTGTACAGAAAGCTATCAACAGAGTATAATCAAATTATATTCTTTGGTGATCATTGCCTCGAAGGCGAAAACGATTATCCGTTTGTTCGTGCTATGAAAGAAGCTGATAGAGAATTAGATAGAGCATGGCATGTGTCTAGCCCTGATCATACATTTGAACTTATAGAAAGGATTAGTGATGTCACCATTTGATTATTTAAATGCTATCAATGACACTAAGAAGAATATTATAGTTGACGACATTACTGAAAAGAAATATAATTCTTTTATGGTAAATCGTGGCTTATCATATTTTCAAGACGCCGTTATTGTTGCTAATGAAATGAACCGTTATCATAACACTGATAATAAACTCCAATTTGACTTTCTTATAAATATGATTAGGAAACGTAAACGTTTCTCTAAATGGTTAAAACCTCAAATTGAGAGTGATATTGAAGTGATTAAATTATACTATGGCTACAGTAATGAAAAGGCCCGCCAAGTATTGTCTCTTCTATCACCGCATCAAATCGATGGGTTAAAGAAGAAGGTTAATACAGGTGGAAGAAAATAAAATTATAGAGTGGGTTCCAGATCTTATGCTGGAAGTAACACTAAGAGAACCAGACGATTTTCTAAAGGTTAGAGAGACACTCACGCGTATTGGTGTGGCATCTCGTAAAGAAAAAAAGCTATTCCAGTCTTGCCACATATTGCATAAACAAGGCAGATATTTCATTGTCCATTTTAAAGAGTTATTTCTATTAGATGGTAAGAAAGCAAACCTTGAGGAAAATGATATTGGAAGGCGTAACACGATCTCGGTATTAATGTCTGATTGGGGATTAATAGAAATTGTGAATAAAGAATCGGCAAAGCCTTTAGCTCCTTTACGACAAATTAAAATTATCCCATTCAAAGAAAAAAACCAATGGGAACTATGTCCTAAATATAATATCGGAAACAAATAAGAAATAGGAGCTATGCTAAAAAGGTATAGCTCCTAACTAGCTAAGTCGTATATATACTATCGTAGGGCGGAACATTCCGGCTACATATAATCTTGCTTTCATAAGGAGATAAACATGACAGGCATTAACGTAAACTCACTATTCCCACGCGCATCCTTTGTTGGATTCGACCATTTGTTTCAAGAGCTAGAATATACAGCTAAACATTCAAATGACCATTACCCTCCACATAATATTATTAAGACTAATGAGAACGATTATCTCATTGAGCTTGCTATCGCTGGGTTCTCTCAGGATGAAATTAACGTGGAAGTTAAGGATCGTACCTTAACTGTAATTGGTGAGCATATCTCGAAAGGGAGAGATTTTATCCATCGTGGCATTTCTACAAAGAAATTTAAGCGAACCTTTCGGCTGTCCGAGCACGTTATCGTGCATGGAGCAGACATTCAGGATGGAATACTTGCAATTGAATTGAAGTACCAACTTCCAGAAGATCAGCGTCCTCGTAAAATCAACATTGGTCAAACGAGGAATACAAATGACACACTTACTAACGATGCCCATATCGGGAATCATTAAGGTCGCACAACTCTTTAAGGTGATCTATCGCTCATATCTATATTCAATACAGGTTAGAGAGACTATTCGTGAATTGAATATGCTTAATAATTATGAATTGAGAGATATCGGTATTTGTCGTGGTGATATTTACACCATCGCAAATTCGAAATCTATGTCTGATTACTCAGATAAGATTTCAACTAAAGTACCATTTACTTCAGTGGTGCCAAACCCTAACATGAAGGGGTGGGTTTAATGACAAGTGCAATAATGTCTTATGCCTTCTCGCCATTGTCGGGTTTGTGGTCTTCGCTAGATCGGCACTTCCAAGTGATTGGTTATTCGAGAGCGGAAGCGGAACTCGTAAGATTGGGTTTCCACGAGGAAGCGAAGTATTGCAAGACGCAAGTCGAGCTGCTACGTAGCCAATAAGTTAATTAGAGGGCTGTGATGGCCCTCTTTAACACTATAGCCACGGAGATATTATGAAAGAACAACTTGTAAAGGCTGCACGCATGCACGCCGAAGGTGAACTAGAACGAGCCAAAACTAATATTATGGTTTATATGAAAAACAGTGTTGGCATTGGTGAGCATAGTGATATTGTAGAAGCTATCCAAGAAGAACTTGACAAAATGGCAATGGCTACCGATAGAATTGAAATGTTAGAAAAACATTTTACATCTACATTTTAATTAAATAAAAAAAAGAGCGCTCAAAGGCGCTCTTTTACATTTTAGAGGAATTCAACTTCTCTTCCTTCAGCAAATAACATTAACTCTACTGCTAACATTTTTGCCTGATGACGAGTTAATTCCATTGTATTAAACCAATCACCATATCCCTCAGGTCGTCTTCTTTCCCTCGGTTGAGTTATTGATACACATTGCATACGATGTGCTCCACCCCAAAACTTTGTTTGTGTTATTTTGCTGATGGGTTCTTTGCAATCTGGAACGTCCCTTAGATGAGTAGACATTATAAACCTCCTAACATTTTTACAAACTCTGTGCTTTTTTCAGCACTCATTCCGTGTATTGCACCAATATCAATCATATCAATTTTAGCAATATTCGGCAAATCTTGTATGGATAGAACAAACCTATTAGCTTCATCCTGATCCATACGAAATGTATTAGATACCATAACACCTCGTTTCATGCCACCCTTCATAGTGACTTTTACATTAACATCATTGCAGACATAAACATCATTCATATTGAAATATCCAAGCTTCTTGAAACGCCATAGCGCTTATATGTTTCTTTATTAAACTCATCACAAACTTCTTTGTGTATACGAGTTAACTTACGGGCTGCACTCCAAGCATTATACGCACCGTCATATTCGCATAATACTTTTGGCGCGGTAGGATCCATTCCATAAATACGCATCTCTGTGCTAGCTTGATCATCAAACTTTGTAACTTCATAAAGTGAGTATGTAGTAGCCATTTAAGTAATCCTCAGTGTTTGTTTCTATAACCAGGATAATACATCTCATAAGTCTTGTACACAGTTAATTGCGTTTTTTTTAATAATATATAGTATTTTAGGTGAGGATAATATGAATATAGAAGAAGCAGAAATACATCAAAAAGAATTTCAAAAAACTCAAATGATGATTACTAAATTATCTATATACGATCCTGACCTACCTATGCTAGGCGGGGGTAGTTTATGTGACTTCCATTATAATGCGCTTATTAACCTGAAATCTGTATGCGAGAACAATGACTATTTTTTTGGAAGTATCCGTATTCCAAGGTTTGAGTTTGAGAGGATTGATGATAACACGATTTTAAATAAAATAGAATTTCTTTTTGGTAGACAACTTAATACTGTTGACATAGCACACAACGAACGTATATCAGATCAAATTTGGGAAGATATAGTTATCAATAAAAAAGACAACAAAGTATTACATACTCATTTAGATGGTCAAATAAAAAGAAGATTTGCCTTTAACGACTTTCAGTCGGATAATTTTATTATAAACACGGGTAAAAAATTGAGTAGTGATGCAAAGCCTTGGACCCTCGCGTATGTAGACTTAGAAGCATTTGTTCCATGTTCAATACCAATTAGTAAAAATAACTTTATTGAAATGGCCCTTGGTTTCAAGAACTATCGTAAACATATTAATTCGTAGTGTACTTATGACGCACCATATGGTATAATGTTTTTAATCATGGAGGAATACACTTGGCGTTTTACACATCTGTCCAACGATATGGCAATCAACTTATGTACTGCGGTTATAATGACAACGGCGTACGTATTGAAAAGAAGATCAAATTCAAACCACAATTATTTTTAAAAAGCCAAAAGCCTCAGACTGACTGGATTGCTATGGATGGCACTCGAGTCGAACCAGTTAACTTTGATGATATGCGCGAGGCTAAAGATTTCTTAGCTAGATACAAAGATCTGAATGAGTTTAAAATATATGGTAATACCAATTACACTACACAATATATTGCACAGCAATTTCCAAACAAAATAGATTTTAAACCTAGTGATGTAAACGTAGTAAATTTTGATATAGAAGTTGCATCCGATCAAGGATTTCCAAAGCCGGATGAAGCTATCCATCCTATTATTTCTATAGCACTTAAATCATCTAAGTCTTCTGTCTATGAAGTGTGGGGTTTAGGTGAATATGATTATAGTAAAACTCAACTTGATATGGGAACTGATCTAATTCAATATCGCAAGTTTGATAGCGAGGCAGCACTACTTGCATCCTTCCACAAATATTGGTGTGATAATAGACCAGACATTTTAACTGGATGGAATATTCGTTACTTTGATATTCCATACCTTATTAATCGTATTAAACGTATTGGCACCGAAGCGGCCGCCAATAAGCTTTCCCCTTGGGGCATAATAAATGCATTTGATACTTCTCGTGGTATGAAAGGATCTCAGGTTCAACACGGCTATGAGATCTTTGGCATCCAACAAGCAGATTATCTTGAGTTGTTCAAGAAGTTTGGATATTCATATGGTCCACAAGAATCATATAAGCTAGACCAAATTGCTTACACTGTTCTTAATGAGAAAAAACTATCCTATGAAGAGCATGGCAGCTTATTTACTTTGTATGAGAAAGATCATCAGAAGTTTATTGATTATAACATTAAGGATGTTCAGCTTGTTCAGCGTATTGACGATAAGATGGGTCTTATCGAATTATGTCAGACTATGGCATACAAAGCTGGCGTCAACATAAGTGATACATTTGGCACTACTGCTATATGGGATGCAATCATATATCGTGAGCTAAACAAGAAACGTATCGCTCTAATTCCTAATGAGACTAAGACAAAGGATCCATATCCAGGCGGTTATGTAAAAGAGCCACAGATTGGTATGCATGATTGGGTAGTATCTTTCGATCTTAACTCACTATATCCTAATCTAATTGTGCAATATAATATGTCACCCGAGACACTACTAAACGGAGCTTACCGGCATGGTGTTGATCATTACATGAATAATGATGCTGATTTAGGTGGTAAAGATATTGCTATTGCGGCTAACGGATCTTCTTACCGTAAAGATTTCCAGGGTATTATTCCAAGTATTATTGAGAGTTATTATGCCGAACGAAAAGAAATCAAAGGAGAGATGCTTGACGTAGAGCGTGCGTATCAACTTAATAAAACTGAAGAACTTGAGAAGAAAATTAACCTACTAAACAATCGCCAAATGGCAATTAAGATTTTACTTAACTCTTTGTATGGAGCACTCGGTAACAGATGGTTCCGTTATTTTGATATGCGCATGGCAGAAGGTATTACTTTGTCAGGCCAGCTAGCAATCAAATGGTCTGAGCGTTGTGTTAATACTGAGATGAATAAGGTTATGGGCACCGAAAAGGTTGACTATGTTATCGCTATGGATACAGATTCACTTTATGTTAACTTCGGCCCGCTTGTAAAAAAATTCTCACCTAAGGATCCAGTTAAGTTTCTTGATAAGATATGTGCTGAGCATTTTCAAGACAACCTTAATGTTGCATATGATAAACTCTTCACACGTATGAATGGGTATAAAAATCGTATGGTCATGGAACGTGAAGGCATCTCTGACAAAGGCATATGGACAGCAAAGAAAAGATATATCCTTAATGTACATAATAATGAAGGTGTACAATATGCCGAGCCTAAGCTAAAGATTATGGGAATTGAAGCAATTAAGTCTTCAACTCCTGAGGTCGTGCGTGAAAAGTTTCGTGAGGTATTTAAGATTATTATTCGTGGCGATGAGAAGCTTACGCAAGATTTTATTGCAGACTTCTACAACACATTCAGAACCTTATCACCAGAACAGATATCATTTCCTCGCGGAGTAGGATTTGGCGATAGTACTATGGGTAAATGGTCTAACAAGGATAAAGGCAGTAAAAAAGCATATAAAGGTGGAACGCCTATTCACATCCGTGGATCTTTGTTGTATAATGGCCTTATAGATAAATTAGGACTTGCACAGAAATACACTAAAATTAATGATGGGGAGAAGGTAAAGTTTTGCTATCTACGAACTCCAAATTCAATACATGAGAATGTTATTGCCTTTCCTGATTACCTACCAGATGAACTGAATTTACATAAGTATGTAAACTATGATGTTCAGTTTGAAAAAACATTTATCGATCCACTAAAATCTGTGATCGATGCAACAGGCTGGTTTATCAACTATGATAACAGTGGAACACTAGACGAATTTTTCGGATAAGGAATATATATTATGAGCGACTGGGCTAATGACATCTACATGATGCATAACAAATTTGGTGTGCGTAAGTGGTTTCAAGAAAATAAACATGATAAAGAGCTTATGAAAAAGTATCTTGATTTTCGTATTGCCATGTGTCAAGAAGAACTTGATGAAACATTTATCGCAGCCAAAGAAGAAGATCCTGAAGAGATTGTTGACGGTTTAATAGATCTATGCGTCTTTGCTATTGGTACATTAGATGTATTAGGTGTTGATGCCAATAGAGCGTGGGATAAAGTCTACGAAGCTAATATGACTAAATCACCAGGCATTAAAGAAGGCCGTGAAAATCCATTTGGCTTACCAGATCTCTTAAAGCCTGAAGGCTGGACAGCACCAAATCACGAGGGAAATCATGGCAATATCCCTGACATTATTTAAAAGCCAATTCGACAACAAAACTTATCGCACAATGGATCTTGATAACTGGCAACAGTTTTCAGGACTATTATGTGATTTGTCTAAGCAACCAAAAGGTAGTAAACGAGATGCTGAACTTATTTCACCGGCTCATTATAAAGATGGAACTACACGAGCCAACAAGAATGTTTTATCTTGGTCAGGTTGGTGTGCTGTTGACGTTGATGATTGGAAATTTGAAGGAGAATTAAAAGATGCTTTGGCTCGCGCTATTCCTAACTGGGGTTATATCTGTTATTCAACTGCTAGTTCTACGAAAGATCAACCAAAATTTAGACTCGTCTTCAGACTTGATACACGTATTGAATCTGAAAGAATCAGACAATTCTGGCATGCCCTTAACACAGAACTCGGGGAAATGGGAGACAAGCAGACTAAAGACCTCAGTCGAATGTACTATATTCCAGCACTATATGACGGTGCTAACAACTTTTATTTTGATGTGGGTGGCGATTCTATTAACGTGGCATCTCTTATCGCCAAGCATCCGTATAATGATAGGCAGCATTCAAACAATTTCTTAGATAGATTGCCCGAAGAATTACAGAAGCAAGTAATTGAATATCGTAAAAGCAAGTTGGATAATACATCTTTTAGTTGGAGTAGTTACCGAAATTGCCCATTCTGGCCACGTAAGCTAGCTGCAGAATATGTGATTATATCTAATACTGGTTGGTACTCAAAGATGTATCAGATGATGGTTTCGATATCTTCAAATGCTATTAGGCGAGAATATCCAATTACATCAAATGAAATTGCACAGCTATGTCGTGAATTTGATGCCGAGCATGGTAATTGGTATGAGAATAGGCCTCTAACAGTTGAAGCAGATCGAGCTTTAGAATACGTGTATAGGAATTCATAAATGATATATAATGGAAAAGTTTCGGCAGAATTTATTCGCCAGCGTGATATAAAAGTTGAAAAGGACGGACGAGATTTTCACTCGGCAACTAGACAATGGGATTTTGAATTCCCTGAATATCATCAGTCCTCTTTAAATAATGGACATGTTCTATATGAAGGCTTTGAGTATGATACAACACATAGCTTTTTTGGTAATTGTGATTTTAAACACGTGAATGCAAAACAGCAAATTCATATTTCAAAATATATTTATGATAAATTATGTAGAGGCATCATAGAGCATATCATAACTTGGAAATTTGTAGGTAGAAATTGGAAACAGCATCTAGCAGAAAATAATATTATAAAATATGATGTGTTAGATTATATTCCTACTGATGATATTTTACGTGCTATAAGTGACAACACTAGTATTTGTGGGTGTACAATTAACTTGGGTAATGGTATAATTGTTAAAACACAAGAGGACATCTTATGAAATATGATACTGGTAAACCACAATTAGATCTAATCCCATCCGATCAACTCAATGCAATTGCAGAAGTACTTGGCTTTGGTGCCAATAAGTACGGTCGCAATAACTGGCGTGATGACGGTGGAACCACTAGCTGGTCTCGCACATACTCATCTATACAACGCCACCTTAACTCTTGGAATAATGATGAAGATCTAGATCCTGAATCTGGAAATACTCATCTAGCACACGCATGCACCCAACTCATTATATTGATGCAACACATTGCCGATGGCCATAACAATATGGATGATAGATATAAAAAATGAATGACTCTATCGTAATAACTAAAATGACGGAATTGAATCGTCCTATCGATGAAGCAATTCTTATGTGCGACAACCGTGAAGAAATTTTAATGTTGGCTTCAATGATGCTTATTAGTATCAAAGATATTTTTGATGATCAAATTGGCGTTGAAGGCCGGAAATCAGTATTTAAAGGTATGTTAACATGAATGATGGTAAAGCGAGAATACATGATATTGAGCCAGAGATTATGGAATGCTGGAGCATTTGTAATGATTTA